TCTGACTTGGATAGCGCTACCTGTATATGCGCTGTCTAGTTTGCGCAAGCTGTAGGCCGCCTGTGCGTTGCCGTAATCGTCGAGCAAACCTGTAAACGTCTCTTCCTTATAGCTAATAATAAACGATTTTTTTGGGCTGCCCTGCTCGGCCACATGGTCGTTAATAAGGTCGATGGCTTCACGCAACGTTGCGTTTTTACCTGGGCGATATGACGCCTGTATTTCTTGCCACGAGGCCGTGTTGTCGGCTCGGCCATTATTGGACATGTAAATAGTCCGAATAATATCGTTGCCTGCTGTGGGCTGGTTTCCTTGGAAATCAAAATACACACCTTTGCTCGGTCCAATGTGTGTGATGTAGCCCTCGATTTTTTCGCCTGCGCCTACTATGCTCTGCCAGCTGTAGTCTGTAGCTAATTCTGTGGCATCGCCGTTGAAGTCAAAGCCAGACGTAAAGCCCACGCCAAACGTGTCGCCTTTACCTAGTCCAAAACCAATATCTGGATCAGGCAACGGACTCTTGCCAAAACCTTTTGTTGTCGTCGTTGTCTGCGCTTGGCCATCAGTGCCAACTTTGTGCAGCGTTACCTCAACTTCAGATGGAGTACTAGCAAGGCGGTAATTAATGCACTGGTATATGTCGGTTGTGTCGTCGTCAACAAACATGTAGAAAGGTGGTGGCGCTACGCCATTGCCACGCATCACAACGTTGCCACGCTCTACAGCTCGCGGCTTGTAATGTGCGGCGAGCACCTCGCGCACGCCTACCTGGTTGCACTCGTCGTCATAGTCGTAGCGCTGTGTGCTCCAATTGCTAGACGTTTCAAAAACACCTACGCTTGTTTCAACCATGATGCCGCCCAGACTCTCGTGCAGTTGGCCGACAAACGTCTTTCCCAAATCAATGCTGCCACGACCAATGGAGCTATTCGCTACAACGTCAAAGGAAGGTACGCTTTGCACGTCGGCGCTTTGGCTGTACACAAAGTACAATTGGAAGTTGCTGCTGTTGATTGTTGCAGTCAATGCAGATGAACTTTCGCCATCCCTATTGACTAGAATCAATTGAGGAATAATAGTGATGCCAGTAACGTCGGCTTCAACTGCTGGGATGCCGATTTGAAAGGGTATGTTGACGGTGCTGTCCTCGTTGGCGTCAAACAAATACACCTGACCGTCTGGATTGTGAAAATAGAAGTTGCCGCTACTTGACGAATACGATCCTGCATTAATAACGAGAGGCGTAAATACTATGCTGTTGCCATCAGTCGTGTAGTTGCTGTTGAAACTAAACAACCCTTGTGGCTGTGGCGTCAATGTGTTGTTGTAGTATTTGTACGTTGCAGCACTGTCACCAAAACGTATTGTGAACTGCAAAACATAGCGCCCTAGTCGATTGGTATTAAGCAAGCCAACAGTTGGATCTAAAGCACTGCGGTCGATTGTTACGCTGCCATAAAACATGTAACCGCTGTCGCCTGTCGTAAACGTTATGCCTGTCTCATTCACTGAGCTGCCACCACCAACGTTGTTTTCACCTAAAACAATATATCCGTTATTGGTGTCCCTGTTTATCGTTACCTCATTAATCGCTGGCGTAAACGTGTACGTCCACTCGTTGCCTTTTTGTTTCTCGTTGTTAAGCGTGTCAACCTGGTAGTTAAACGCGTCAATCAATGTCACGCCTGTAGCATACACGCCTGACCAGTTCAGTACATTACCTCTTAGCGACTCATCTGCATTGTAACAAGGCATTAGCCACCAGCCCTGTTCGTGGTAATACAAACGCAGCAACAACGTTTTGCAAATGCTGTCGAGCAGGTCGTAACAATTAATGTATTCGACCTCGTTGTCCTCGTTCGTATAAGAGAACATGTGTGGACTCAGCTTCATGCGTCGCGTCAATGCAGATTGCGTACCTGACGGCGTGGTCGTTACGCTCCAAATATCTTCGCTGTACATGTCATCGCACACAGCCAGTCGACGCTCAGCACCGCTGAAGTTTCCGTTGGCGTAATTGTAGCTTACCCACTTTTCTTGTAGGTTGGTAAGAACGTCATCGAAAATTTTTTGATCTGTCAAGTACGTGCTCCCATTGTCGTTGTAGGCTACTGTCTTTAGCAAGCTGATTCCGTCACTAGCTACAATGCGACATGAACGCGCGGCGCTGGATTCTTGCAGCTGCACCTCATCGATAAGGATAGGACCAAACCAATCTTTGCTGTTATTCTTGTAAACCTGCATAAACCAAACGCCATCTTCAGCCGATACCATGGCCTCAATCATGTCGTCCAACTCAGTCGCAACGTCGGGCGGCCATATCGTTTCAACCTCACAACGCGAGTGAACAATGCCAGGCACCAGAATGTCGTCCTCTGGGCTTTCGTAGATCAGCTGCACGCCAGCAGGTCCAACCTCAAACTTGTAATTGTTGCTTTGGCCTACGTCATTGCGCAGTATCTCGATCTGCCAAGTGTCGTCGTTAAGTGAATATAGTCTGTCACTTATTGCGTATCTCACGTAAGCCATCAGCTGTATCGGTTGCGTTTAAATCCAGAGCGGCTGTTGCTCAGGAAGATGTCGTTGCCGCTGATGCGACCAAACACCTCAACCTGACTGCCACCCATCATGTCCTTCAATTTACTCAATGGCGAAATAACCTCTGGGTCAATCGCGGCGTTTCTGTTGTCACCGACGATGGCCATAGTTGGACCGCTGGCCAAACCGCCTTCAGCCAGTGCAGGGATTGGTATCTTATTGATAAGCGCCATACCTGCGCCAATCATACCAGCCATAACAAATGGATATGCTGGGCCTGTCCCTGCTGATGCTTCAGCTGAGTTGGCAATAACGCGCGCCTTGGCTTCTGCTAGGTAGGCAATAAGCACGCCTTTAATTGCTTCGATAGCAAAACCAGCAAAGCTTTGCGCGCTTGCGGCTGCATTGCTGAATGCGTTTACCATGGCTACACCCATCTGATCTACTTGACCTGTGGTGTTGTTAATCATTTCGCCCACGTTCCACGTTGTTTCCTGCAGCGTTTTGGCTGCTTGTTCGGTGGCAACAGTGTTAACCTCAAGGCGCTGCATTTCGTCAGCGTACACACGGGTTTTCGTTGTTGCAGTGTCCACTGCATCTGCGTTACTTACGACCTGTACAGTGAGCGCAGCTAATCTATTTTGTTGCTCAAAAATGGCGTCGGTTGCTGCTTCAGTTTGTGTCGCATATGCCACGTTTTTGCGGTTGATATCTAATAATGCATCGCCTTGGTCCAGTATGGCTCTTTCCGCGTCAGACAAACTAGCGATGTATTTTTTTGTCGCAGCAATGCTTGCGTTAATTGCTGGAAAACTTCCAGCGCCTAGTCCTTCCGTCGCCTGATCTTGTGCTTCTTTTATGCCTTCCTGCAATTCTTTGTAGGCAAACAACAAATCTATTGTCTCTGCAGTTTCTTTACGTTTTTGTTCGCGGCTTGTCTTGGTCAAATCGCCGAACTGATTACGCAGCTCTTCAATGCTTGTTGTGGCTTTTTTTGCATTGACTTCCATGTCACTCAATGCGATTCCAATTGCTGTGATTATACCTGCTGCTGCCAAGATTGGATTTGCCGCTAATGCTGCACTCAACAATCGAACTTGTTTAATTACTTGCGGCAAAAACAACAGGCCTGGCCCAATTGTGCTTGCAACCAAACCAAGGCGCACTACTGCTTGTTTAACACTGTCGTCCATGGCTGTAAAGCGCTGAGCTAAATCTGTAACCAAACCCAACAGCTTGTTAATCGTTGGCAACATTACATTGCCCAATTCTGCGCCGGCTTGTTTTAAATTGTCTAGCGCCGTACTAAAACGTCCCGCTGCTGTCTGACTGAGGCGCTGCATAGCACCTTCAGCAAAACCGCCTTCCTGTGCAAATGACCGTAGTGTATCATTAAACTGCTCAACGCTGACAGCACCAGCGCCAAGTTCTGAGGGCAACAAACCTGTGGCCTCACTCAGTGCAGTAAAGATTGGAATGCCACGCTCGGCAAGTTGGTTCAGGTTTTCTAGCTCAACCTTACCCTTGGCCTGAACCTTTGCAAAGATGGCTGCTATCTCGTCGATGCTGCTGCCACTGGTGGCGGCGATGTCGCCAAGGAACTGCAATTGATTGTTTACCTCATCAATGCCCGTGCCTGCTGCAATTAGTTGCCTTGCTGCTTTACCTACAGCTTCGAGTTGAAATGGCGTCTCTGCAGTAAACTTGTTCAGGTCGGCGACCATATCACGCGCCTCCTTAGCGCCGCCTGTCAAGCTGATAAACGATGTCTCTAGCGTCTCAAGGTCTGCTGCGCTCTTGACTGCTGCAGCACCAAGCGCTGCCAAGGGCAATGTAATGTTGCGCGTTAGGTTTTGACCTAATTGCGTAATGTTGCTAGTCATGCTGCGGAATTCCCGCTGCACTTTGCCAAGCTGCTTGTTTAGATCTCGCGTGTCCGCGCCAATCTTAACTACCAAGTCACCCAGTGATGCCATTGTCTTTTGTTGCTAGTGCTTTTAATGTAGCCCAGCCCTTGCTCGGGTTGGCCTTTTTCTTTTGCTCCCATGGGAAAGTAGCAAGGTCTTTTGGCTTGACGCTTGCACCTTTCTTCGTGTGCACATTAAGCAGCAACGCCGTCTGCCACCGCGTACGTTCCCAGTCGGCGCGTTGCGCTTGTTCTAGGAATTTGTAGCGACCGCGTACGGCGTTGCCAAACTCTCTGAAGGTGAGATTGTAGAGACAATCAGGCGTTAGGCCCAAAAGCCCAATGCCCAATTGCTCTACTTCGTCCCATTCAAGTGGTGCGTCGTCGTCGTCAGCTCGGTTTTTTTTTCGCCGTCTGGTGACATTGACTGTTCAATCACCTTCATAACAGCAGGCAAGTCGCCTACTTCAATCATGCTCAGAAAATCGTCCACCGACATTTCAAACGTCATGTTCTGCTTACGGCAACCTTCAGCAACAAAGTAGTACAGCAGCTCAGGCATAGCCGTCACATCTTCGCTGTCTAGCTTGCTAACCTTGTGTCCAGTTGCGTTTTCAAATTCACGC